TGGACGGAATGCGATTAGAAAAGTTCGTCAAGTCCAAATTTACCCAGACGGCATAAGTCAGTCCGCGAAAAGCCGAAGTCAAGTCGCCCAATCCGGCGAAGCCTATCGCACGTGTACCGTTGGCTGAGACACCCGTTGCTATCGTGGGGTCAATATCTTGATCGTCTGTTCCTGTGTACAAGACGGGGCTGGGGTACTGTTGACCACCCGCTACCTGAATCGACCCGGTGTAGAGTTGCCACGGATTCAGATAAAAGCCGTCGATGAAGGTGTTAAAACTTGGAGCGGGGAACGGTAGCGAGTACCACGGACGGATCAACTCAAACAGACGACCGCCGAGCACATCATAGGAAACGATTGCGCCGACAGAGTACATCGTGGTGTTAACGAATTCGCCTTCGTAGTCAATGTAGCTCCCCGTGTTGTCATAGAGTATGCTGGTGTCGCCCCAAATCTTGGTGATCGCAGCCGGTCCCTCGCAAAACCCCACCGCCATCGTCGCGCTGTAGCTGTAGTATGCGACCCACGCATGAGAGCTTGTGTTGTAGATGGTCGTCGTGGTTTCAGACAATCCGGGGCAGAAGATAACGTTGCCAGAGCACATGATTGTGCCATACGGGATTTGGATCGCTGCGCCGTTCGTCGATGAACTGACGGTGAGATCGAGTAGAGCTTGTAACTGGGCATTAGTGACTGACATCAGATGCCCTCGACCTTGATCAAATGCGCCTTGCATCCGTAGACCGGCTTGCTCTTGCCGTCGCAGTAGCCCATCGTCGCGGGCTCCTTGCACACGTCGCAAAGATGCTGCTGTTCCGTCGTGATGAGGCGTTGTGTCGTAGTTGTAGTGTTCATTTAATTCGTACTCACCTGCGGCTGCGAAGATGACGGAGCCAACACGTTCAACCCCGGTATCTCTGCCTCTGCTGCGAAGTTAACCACGTTATTGAACTTGGCAAAGCACGTTGGCTTGGTCTTGTCGCACCCCGGCTCAATTTCAAACGTGTCGCCGGGGCTCGGTGCAAATGGCATCGGAGCGCCTGCGAACAGTACAAGCTGATTCGTATCCCATGTCGCAATCTCAAACGAGTAGCCGTTCAGTACACCGCTGGTGAATTTGATCAAGCCGTCAGCGAACCAACCAGCGGGCGCTGCTGCCGTAGGCGTCGTGGCGCTGCCTCTCATAGTGAAAGCGGTAGGCGGCGAACCGCTGGTTACTGGCACGATTGTCAGCGAATCTGGGGACGATCCTACGG